TTACTTGGTGTCCCCGCCTAGCTAAATATTTCATTGGGTGAATTATCCGCCATTGGCCGGAACCGGAGGCGTTAGGGAACGCTTTTATCTTCATTTTATCCATTCTTTGTTTTTATTTAATAATGCTCTAGTAATCTTAGGTTCGTACCCCAGACCCTCTGCCCAAGCACACCAAGCGTAAACATCCTTTGGAATGCACTTCGAGTTAAAACCCCTCTTGTCTGGAAAGACAAAAGACCACCAAAGGTTAAATCTTGGGTCATCTGAATAGACCGCCTCTCGGATAGTATAGTAATCCACCTCCGCCAGTTGGCAAACATCATAAAGCTCTTGACATTGTGCGACCTTAAAAGCGATGGCTCTATTCTCGGTAAGCTTGATAATTTCCGCTTCCAAAGAAGTAACTTGCCGGATATTGATGTTGGCGTTGTAAACGGTTTGGTAAAGCTCAATCAGCTTCCTCCTGTCTTTTAGTTTACCGCCGATAATCATAAATGGCCGGTTCTTTTGGTCAGTCATCGGGTGATTAGTGGTCTCACCAAGATATTCCGGCTGATGAATAATATTCTTGCCATATTTGCCAGCCCATCCGCCACAATCACCAGGGTTGACAGTAGAACGAACCACAATCAAGCCTTCTTTTGCCTCCGCAACCACACTCTCTACAATTGAGGTGTCTAGCTTCCCTTCACCCATATTAGGAGTAGGGACACAAACAAAAGCAATGTCACAAACCTCATCCGAAGTTTTACCCAACGCCGGATCAACTACTACCGCTTCGGGGAAAAGAGATAACATGGCTTTTCCCACACATCCTAGACCATATATTTTTACTTTCATGGTGATAAATAATCAGTAATATAATGCCACTCGGCATCAAGTGGAATTTTTAACAAGTTGAGAAAACAATCCTCGATATTGTTTAGAGAAGGCGCTCCCATGTGTCCATGTAATTTCCACACCGGCTCTTTGCTTTCCCAAAACTTTTCATCTATTGAGTAGTTGTACTCATAAAACCTCTTAGCTCGTGGGGCCTTAGGCTGGTTTCTATCAACTGCCAACCACCACCCCTTCTCATCTAAAAAGTCTACTAGGTCTTGGTTATAGAGCCATTGCGGGGCTTTAAAACCTTTCTCGTAGGGTAGATTATCGTCCTCCATAAATTCATTAATGGCGTTAAATACTAGAGGCAAATCTTCTTTGAATACATTTAAAAACTCTTGTGGCAAGTGAGCCACCCCGTGGGGAATTAGTTGTATCCAATCTAGGTTTTCTTCCAAAAGTTTTAACCCCTTGTTTCTCATGGTTCTCAACAATGACTTTTCGGATTGGAAATCAAATGGAATATGAAAAAAAGACACCTTCATTGTCGGATACCGTTCTTTCAGTCTAAGTAACTTATCCCAATTTACAAAAAATATGGTGCTATCGTCTATGTCTAAACTTACTTTTGGCATACAAACTCCTTTAGAATATCGTCCCTAACTTGGTAGAGGTTGTCTTTCCTGCTAACAATATTAAATATTTGTGTATTAGGACAACATGTATGGTTGAGTCGGGCAAATCTACATCTTCTTTCGTCTAAATATTCCCAAGTCATTTTTTTGCTAAGGCGCTAGTTAAGATGTCGCCATAGATGTTACAACTAATAACCTGTAATCCGGCACTTTGTAGTTGTTTTCTTAGTGCTTGGTGGCTTATTCTCCAATAGTCCCCATAATCTGATGTACCGTGATAGGGATACATAAAGGGACAATCGATGATTAAATATCCACCTTCCTTTAAGATGCGTGCCGATTCGTTTATGGCTTTGTTAAAGTCATAGATATGTTCAAGTGTTTGAGAAACAATCACTAGATCAAACCTCTCGGCTTCAAGTCCGGTATCACACAAATCAGCTACAATATCCGGCCTTAAGTGTTCAACATTATCCATTGTCGCCCACTGGTTCCCCTTGCCAAACAAACCATAATTTCCACTTGGTCTTTCGTCCCCGTCAATTCCCACCTCTAAACACTTCCAGCCCTTATCATCAGGCATTAAAATATCCCGATAAGACTGCATGGTTTTAATTACCTGTTGTCTAAGATCACTTATCATATTTATCTCCATAGACATGGCATTTTTCCCACTTGCGCTTTTCAAAGTATTCTTTGTGCTTTTTCATTTGCCCCTCCGTCCCATCTAGGCCATGATTTACAAAAAAATTCTCTAAATATCCCATTTGATAATTCTTTGACATTAAGTACATAGAAAGCTCTACGTCTTGGTTCCCGTGCAATGTTTCATCTTCTGGCCATCTAAACTCATTATAGGCACTAGCGTCAACGAAATGGGTTATCCCACCCAAATGTCTAGCCATGCCAATCAACTCACCCTTTAGCGTCCCATAAACAACCCTAGGTGCGCCACCAGGGTTATCTCTTAGCCCCGATACATAACACGACAGGGCAATCTTTCTATTAGCCTTCCAAATCTCAACCATTTTAGATAACCAATTTTTAGTCTTAAAAATAGCGTCATTGTCAACCTTAACAATAATGTCGTAGCCCTTACCCTTAATCCAATCTAGAGCTTGATTTGAAGCTATTGATATCCCCTTATTATCGGAGTTCATGACAAGCTGAACATCGTGCTGGCTAGCATATTCTTTTAAATATTCAGGTGTCCCATCCGAACTACCGTTATCCACGACAATATGCGTGAATGGGTAATTCGCCGTAGTATGAAGCGTCCCAAAAGATACAGTAGTTTCGGACAGGCGGTTATAAGTCAATGTGAAGATAGCCACTTTAGGCTCAACAACATCTTTTAAATAAGGCACCTCAATATCACAATCAACGGGATCCCATTTAGGTCTCATCATGCCATCAGAGTCGAGTGTTTGCATACTCATGCACCCCTTGACCATGTGATAGTCAGTGATAATCATGGGAACATGCTTAAAGGTGTATCCATATTTAGCCGCCCTTACCCACAAATTCCAATCTAAATACTTTTGATATCTCTCGTCCCAGCCACCGAGGTTCATAACCACTTCTTTTTTCATTAAAGCGTCACTGGTGTCAATAAAATTGGCTTTCATTAGAATATCTAACCTAAAATCTGAACTTCTACCTATAGAAGATGGCATTTTTGCCCCCTTTTTCCCCAAGCCAACATCATCAATTACCCACCTATCACCATAAACAATATCTGCCTTGTCAATTTCTTTTAAAAGGATAAGTAAATGGTCTGGCCTAAAAGCATTATCATCATCAAGATACGTAATATATTCACCTTTTGCTTGTTTAGTCCCGAAATTCTTAGGTCTTGAATGGTTGCCAAAGTGTTCTATCTCAAAATAACGGATTTTAGGGTCTTTGTAGGCTTCCACTATCTTTTTAACCTTAGGGTCTTTGCCATCCTGAACGATTATGTGTTCGTAGTCTTGGTATGATTGGTTTTGAACCGATTCAATACACCGCTTAAGAAGAGCTGTTTGGTTAAACGTGCTAGTTATAACTGAAATCATTTGAATACTCCTAATATGTCTGGAAAATAAATAAGCTTACAATCTCTCTCTTCTATAGTTAGGTTAAGACCCGCTCCACGTTTAAATAAAATCTTGTCCCCAACCGTACACGGACACTGCATGGTATTTTTCTCCATAACCAGTTGCCCCCCAACCTCTAATACCACCCCATCGTTTGGTTCTTCTACTGTTTGAGCAATTACGATTCCAGACTCACTAACCGACTCTTGCTTATCAACCCCAATTAAAATATAACCAGGAGCCGGGGTAAGACCAGAGTTAAAAGCCCCAGCCTGTAGTAGCTTTTTAAATGGTTTTTTCAAATCCTCACTCCGCTTTTCGTCTTTTTCTTTTCTCCACAATGGCTTATTCTTTACAATTTCTTTTTTCCTGTCTTCTTCCCAACGTCTAGCTCCTTCACTTGTTTTTGTTTGTAATTCTCTTTCTGCTAAAAATGCGTCAGTGGCTTTAACTTGGGTGTCTATGTCGTTGTTCCTAATATCTTTTTCGTACTTCTTCCAGGTAATTTCTGGCACAACATAGTATCGCACAATTACCGTACCATTCAATATATCAAAAAAGCCCCTCCGAAAAGGGGCTTTAATGAAGCTAATTTTCTATTAGCCTGTAGTGGACACAACGGACCTCATGTTTACAGCAAATGCGCTGTTCAACATGTTTGCACCGAAGGTACACTTCCAACCCAATGTGGCGATCTTATCGGTTGGATCAGCGGTTCCAGCAGAGCCGAAGTCTTTGATGAAGGTCTTGAGGTTTTGAAGCTCAGACACACCAAAGGCATCTTTTCCGAAGAACGAGGTCGTATAGATGGTTGCAGATGCTAAATAAGCACTGTTACCAGCTATAGTATGACCATTACTGGTTTCCAAGAAACGGACACCATACAGCTTACCGATTTCACCAGCCAATATCTTGTCGGTATTGACATAAGTGTTGGTTGTGATCCATCCACCGGTGGTGGTGTCACCTTCCAAATCGTAAGCCACGTCTGGGTGAATGACAGCTACAAAGCTACCATCAGCCAGAGGCATGGAATCGTTTCTCCTTAAACTTCTAACAGCTCGACGTACATCTCCAATATCAATGGTTCCCGTTGAGGGGATTGACGAGAAGTGGGCTGCGCTATTTACGTTCATGATAGTACCAGAGTTACTGATACCGTTTCTGACGTAAGTGTCGATAGAAATACCAGCGTTGTAGGCTAGTCTTTCCATAGCAGCTTTCTTGAAGTCACCAAAGGAGGTGTATGCCAGCAAATCAGAGTAGGAAATGGCATTGTCAAGCTGAACTGTACTACCGGTGACGTGAACGGCGGAAAGTACGCAAGCTGAAGTTGCGACACCTTCACCGCTACCAGAGGTAACAGTTGACAAATTGACAAAACGGGTCCAATAAAGGACTCCGGTGCCATATCCGCCCTGACCAGCCTCAACTTTTCGGTTGAGTTGACCTAGCTGTTTGTGAACAAGCTGGGCTTCGGCGACTCTTAGAAAGAGTTCGTCATAATACCGACTTTTCATCACGGCAGCGTTAGTCGCATGTGTGGTTAATGCAGACATTTTTTTAAATAACTAATAAATTTACCAAAGACCGTTAGCTTTCAGATACGCTTCTTTTTCCTCTAGCGACATGTCGTCTAGATTCTTTTCAGGTACCTTCTTGCTGGCACTGGTAAACCCTGAGTCGGATTGTTGGGATTTTACAACCCGTACCTCATCTCTATTCCTATCTCGACTACCGACAAGTTTTTTAGCTCGATCTATGGCTCGCCTGGCTGCTTCCAATTTTGTAATTGTCGGCATGACCGATTGAGTTTTAGGGTCAAACCTGAAAGAGGATTGATATATCTCGCTCCCCATTTCATCTAAAACTTCCGAATAGTCGGGATTCCGAGTACCATCCGCATTATACGGACGAAATTGAGGTAATGTCTGGTGAAGGAGTTCGGTTTCTAAAAGTGACGCTCTGTCTGGTGATTGACCGGACATTGGTGGAGCCACTGGCTCTCGAGTAGAAGTTTCCTTAAGTTTCCTTTCGGCCTCCTTTAGTTTGGCATACACTTCTTTAAACCGTCCCTCTGGGACATACTTCTTTCCGTCTTCATCTTCGGCAACTTCCGGATTGGTTTCTGCAGTTTCCTGTTCCATGTCCTCCGCTTCTGCAACGGGTGTTTCTTCTTTCGAGGGGACTTCCTCGCTGTCAGTTGTCTCTGTCAGTTGACCATCGTCATTAGTGACTTCGTGGCCGTCAAATGCGTCCTTTAGTTGGTCAAGGTTGTCTTGATCACTCATAGTTTTGCAGGGTTTAAGATACCCAGAAACTCTCAATTAATTAAGCACCGTACTCGGTGAGCGAAAGGTTGAGAGCCTTAAACAAAGGGCTTATCCCTTGTTTAAAGTTCTCAAATCTACGGGGACACCATTGATTAACCGGATATAACCAGGTAATCTGGTCCCCCACGGGCAAAAGATACACGAGATGGTGCCATCTCGATTGTCCTTATACCCCTTGTGTGACATCCATGTATCCCTAGTATGAGTCGGACAGATATCAACAAGCGTGGGGTTGGTGGGGATGTTTACCCTATCAAAAGCCCCCTCGCTATTTAATTCTTCCTGACTCCTCGGATCGTTGTTTGTCACGATAATTTTTAAGGTTCAGTAGGCTATTTTCCACTTCGACCAGAAGTGAGCGTAAGCCCGACACTTCACCTCGGTAAAACTGATAATCTTCTTGATTTTTGAAGCCATTAATAATCGCCCTATTGGTGAATTGTTGAATTTTGTCGGAAATATAATTAGTTATCCATTCCCACCCCTTAGTGGTTGACAGTTGTTCTAGGATGTCACCTTCCATTAAAGATTGTTCTTGCTCTTTAGATAGCTCCATTTAATTCCATTGCCTCCAGTGACTGTAAACTATTAATCTGCTGCTCTGTGTCCAAATCCACTGGGATTGGCGGGAGTTCACTATCATCTTGTGGAATGGGTTGGCCATCTTTCCCTATCTGGGGAGGTTTAGGCATATCTACCACCACGTCTTTAGCTTCTAAACCTAAGTCAAGTTTTTTAAATACTTGTTCGGTTAAACCTTCATAGTTAATCATTTTTTGTTGTTGAGCCAATCCTTGCGCCCATACAGGATTACTAATCCTATCTACCGCCGTAAAGAAGTTTTGTTGAATAGCAATTGGGTCGGTTAGCTGCGCACTTGATACGGTAGCAATAAAGTCATAATTCCCGACAATTGATGGTTGGATATCTTCTGGTAAGAGCTTCAAGAAAGCAAAGTTATTATCAACTATATCTAGCTTCCCCACCAAATCTTCACCCGGAGCTATTGTTTGACCATCTAGGGTAGTAGTGGCCATTTTAGTATTATCTTTTAGGTACTTAATAGCGTCACTACCAATTATTCTTAGAAGTTGTGGTTCGGTAGTATATTGGATCCTTAAATCCTTGAATTGGTTGGCTATCCGTTGAATAACCATGTGGCTAAACATTTGCACCTTTAGTTTGAACTGGGCGTTGGCTTCCTGTTGGATAAGACGTGTACCAGTCGCCGTCTTATTAACTACATTAACATTTCCCCCCATTCCCATTGTGTAGTCAGTTATCCCCGAACCATTTTGCAAAGAACTTGTCAGGTAATTCATGGTTTGAACAAAGGTTGAACCAGTCACGTCAGGTACTTGAATTGGCTCTACCGCACTCATATCAGCAGTCGTAACCACATTACCAGGAGAAGAGACCAGAGTGTGCATATCTACCCCACTTCCCTTTTTGACCTTCCACATAGTATTAAGTGAGAATTGAACATTGTCTAGTCTTTGGTTAAGGACGGCATTGATAGCTCTTTGGATTCTTTCAACCGGCTCGATTTCTCCCATGCCAAAAAGCTCACCAGGATACATATAATCAACTCCGTAAATTATTGGCAATTCACCATGAAAGTAGGGGTTATCCCCATCTCTTATAACCAAATCATATTCGGGGCAGTAATCAGTCCACCTGTCCTTAGTAAACCTTCTGACGATCACAATGTCTGGGTTTGACTCGTCCTCTCCTAGTTTTTCTTCGGTTGATAGCATTACCCGTCTATGCTCCCTAAACTGTAAATCCTCTGGTCTATAGCCCTTTTTGTTACCGTTTTTCTTACCATCAACAAGCTGTCTCAATTTGTCTAAATTCTTGTAAAATGTCCCACCTTTCTTGTTGTTTTCTTCTTTAAGCTCATCTATGGTTCTAAACCTTCGGTAGATAAACCACCTCATTGAGCGGATATCATAGGCATTGGGGTCGGGGAAACAATCATATATATTTAAGACCTCAAAATTTGGCCCGTCATACTCAGTATATTTTATCTTTTCATTATTGGTCGGACTCCAAATCGTTCCTCCTTCTGCTTGTTGGGGTACCATTCTTGTTTTCTCACACTCCCGATAATCATAAAACACCCGCCCAAACGATGTCCCAAAGATAAGCATAGACTTGACGAAAGACACTAACTTAGGAAACATTTCAGCCCTACGCCAATCATATTTAATTAAAGCATTTAAAATATGTGACACCCCCATATCTCCACCCTCTTGTGGGTAGAATGAACCCTCCGGCTCATTACTAACCATTCGTGGGGTAACGGTTTCAACTACCCTAAAAACACGGGGATCAAACACTCTTGCTTTGTTGGGATAGTTTTGAGGGTTAATATAGCTACGGTAAAGTTCTTCTTGATCATTAAATCGCTCATGTATTGGGTCAAGGTATGATTTTGACAGTAGGTACTGCTCGTTTATCTCTCTCTTTAATTGACCATCATCTTGTTTTGTATCTTTTTTTGCCATAAAAAAAGCCGTCCACACGGACGGCTCGAAGTTTATTTAACTTTAAAGTTAATTAATTCTACAACATATTCCCAACAACTACAAACTGGCCTCACTTCCCTTCTTTAGCCAAGTCTTGCTAGTAATGATTGTCATTTTCTCCACTATTCCATTCCTAACTGATAACCGGACATCTAATTCCCCATAATTTGCCTTTTGAACAAGTGTCTCGAGTTCTATGATATAGGGTTTGCTTAACTGGATGTATTGGGCAAATTCTTCGGCGGTTGGCATTAGATTCCTATGATTGAATCCGAGGGAGTCCTTTCAGGGACTTTATAACTTGGCTCCTCTTTTCGATAACTTCTAGCGAAATAAGAAATCATGTCCATTGCATCATCCCTAACCTTGTATGGCACTTCTTTAATTACTCCATCAGCACTTTTGTTTTCCGTCCACCGATAAGTTTCAAATTCATCAGCCACCCATGTTAAATTCTTGTTAAACATTAGTGTCGGTTTGCCGGTATCTTTTCTGACTTTTAGTAGTTCTGCTACCTTAACTATGCCATTTTTGACACTATCTATCCCTTTTTCCACAGGGTTAAAAAACACACCATATTCCTTAAGTTGTTCTATTGACATTGGTTGAGCGCAATCAGCCACAGGGTTAGTAATTATCTTGCCAGCGTCTTTTGTTTTAACCACGTCAGCAATTTGACTTTCAACCAAACCAGACTGGTACAAGCCATCGTACATATAAATTTCAGTACCATCTGAATTAATGGCAAAATATCCTAGTGCCGTTTTGTGTGCAAAACCAAAGTCTAGTGATCGTGTAAAGGTCCAGTTAAAATCAAGGGTGGGGATATCGACCATGTGTATATCACGATTAAACTCTTTATAAATCAATCCCGACATTTTCCTAAATTCGCCCATAACTTCTTGTGCAAAACTATCCTCGTCCATTTCCGTCTTCATTAAGTCTAACTCGTCTTTTTCTAAATAGGGGTTGTCGTAACTTGTGTAATGGTGATAGGAAAACTTGCTATTTTCCGCCATATCCTTGAAATGATTAAACCCGTTAGGAGTTGATATAAACATTGTTTTAGCTTGATTATCAACTAAAGTAGGTCTAATAACCTTCCATACTGACTCCCACTTATCAATGAAAGCGCATTCGTCAAAGATACATAAGTCTATTTTTACACCCCGTAAACTGTCTGGATTATCCGCCCCTTTTAAACTTATTCTTGATTGGTTTTTTAAGACAATGGTTAGTTCCGTTTCGTTCTTTTTGTCTATTGCCCTTTGGGGAACTACGTCACCTAGCATAAGCCACATTATTTGTTTAGCTTGTTTGTAGGTTGGGGCAATATACCAGACATCGGCCTTGGGATTAGTTAAAGCAAATTCCGTCATTTTAACGGCTACTAGAGTTGATTTACCTGCCCGCCTACCACAATTAATTACTTGGTAACGGGAGCTATCATCCCAAACATTTGTCTGCCATTTAGATAGTTTTATCTCCATTTTTAACAACAATTAGACTGTCTAACTTATCACCTCCACTGGTAATATCAGTAGATTGCTTTGGCATACCATCGACATAATTCCATATTCTAGTAATCATCTGTTGATCGCCGTCTTGAATAGCCTGCTTCATTATACGGTTAATTAAAAGCTGTAAGTAGGTTGCCTTTTGTCCTTCAGGTACTTCTTCCAGTTTCTTCTTAATTTCGGTAGTAATAGAAATACCTGAACCGGGTGGACGACCATTAGGATTACCAGATACACCCTCGACAAATTGACCTTTATCGTTCCTGTTTTCTCCTGTTAAATCTGGGGCGTTATTGTCTGCCATTTGTCCTCCTTACCGATAAACTTTGCATAACGTTTTCTAATTACATCACAGTATTTTTCATCCAATTCTATACCATAGCATATTCTATTAGTTTGTTCGCAAGCGATAAGAGTAGAGCCACCACCTAAATAAATATCAGCAACTAAATCATTTTCTTTTGTAAACTTAGATATAAACCAATCAGCTAACTTAACTGGTTTTTGTGTTGGATGAACACGCTTTTTAGTATCTTCAACACCTAAACCAAATATTCCTTTCCATAATACTCTTGCTATTGCTCTTTTATGTCTTGCTTTTGACCAACATAATTCAAAATTACTTCCAAACATCTTGTCATACTTGTCATTCACGCCTTCACCACCTTGCATTTTATCCCAAACTATCCACGAACCAGCATTTCTTTTCTCTAGTAACTCTGAATAATAATCTGCACCCCACAAAAATATATCCTTACAATATCCAAAATTTTTAAATACTGAAGTTATAAACTCTGGTTTAAAATCTTCATGGTCACCAATTACATCATTATATTTATTGCCTTTTGATATTCCTTCCATTCCAGAATAATCAGCATTTAAAAACATCCCATACGGCGG